GGTGGTATTACATTTTACGAAACTGGTACATACGATGTTGACTCTCCACAGTACGGAGCTAAAATAGTATATAATGAAGTTGCGGATGAATTTGCTATTGGAACTATGCATAACAATGTGTTTATGCGACAGATTTATTTTAAAAGGGCAATAGCAAGAACTTATTTTAATGGAGATTTACAGGTAAGAGATTCATCTCCAGCTATTACCATTGTAGATACAAGCACTACAGTAGCAAGTGGAGATGTGGTAGGTATAATTAATTTTTTTAATGAAGATGATGACGGCTCAACACTTAGAATACAAGCTGTAGCTACAGAAGACCATGCATCAGGCACTAACGGTGGAACTAAGCTAGAAATTAAAACAACACCTAACGGTTCTAGTACAGAAGCAGTTGCACTTACAGTAGGAGAAGATAAATCTTTAACTGTAGAAGGTACAATAGAGCTAGGACATGCAAGCGATACTACTATAGCTAGGTCAGCAGCAGGTATTGCTACTATAGAAGGAAAGCAAATATTTACAACTAATACACCTGCCTTAACTAGTGCAGCTGCAGGAGTACCTGCTGTAACAATGCAAATTAGACGCACTATTACAACAGCTGAAGCTAACGCCCTTAACAGCACGCCAATAGAGTTAATTCCAGCTCAAGGAGCTAATACAGTTATAGTACTTGCAGGTGGTATAATTAGAATTGATAGAGCTGCTACACAAACTAATGCAGCAGCTGATATGAATTTTCATTACGAAGGTCTTGAGCCTGGAACATTTGCACAAACATCTCTTTTTCACGCTAGAAGGTTTATGTATAATGAGACTGGAGATAGAGTTTACAATATAATTCCAGGAATGTCAGCGTATGAAGTTGCACAATCTTTAACTCAAGATGTAAATAAAGCTGTAGAAGTGTCTGTTGATTCAGCACTAACATCTAATTGTATTACTAGCATGGACATTTATTTAACATACCACGTATTTAATATTTCATAATTATGGCGTTAGAAAATAAAAAACATACAAAATTTTATACAACTGATGGATCTAACGCTGATAAAGTTTCTACAGCTAAACTTGCTTATGTAAAAGATTTGTGGGATAAAGACGTTGCTAGTGGTAGTAATTTAAATTTATTAGATGATCCTACTTTAGGGCCATTACTATATCAGATGCAGCAAATGCAAGACGAGTTAGATTCTATAAGAACGCATATAGTTAATGATATTGGTGATGGTGCTCAAGGACCACAAGGCCCTGCTGGACCTAAAGGAGATACTGGTGATGCAGGTGCAGATGGTTCTAACGGTAGTACAGGAGCTAGAGGGCCCGCAGGTAATGATGGTGCAAGAGGTGCTGCTGGACCTGCAGGTGGTGTGTATGGAAACATAATCAAGATACTACCTACACAGTTTATGGGTAATGATGATGTTAGTTATGAACGTACTGTTATTGAAGATGATGTTAGAGGCAAATTAGGAGTTAGAGTAACTCACTCTTCTCAAGAAATATTTGCATCTACTACAATACCAGAAGGTAAGAGAGTAACAGGGTATGCTGTGTATGCTAGTAGTAAAGTAACAACCTACTTAAATGGAGTAGATTTAGCTTCAGGAGTATCATCTGAAATAGGTACTGGATTTTCAGGGGCTGTTATAAACTTAAAGACAACATACAACTCTGCAGAAACTAACTACGTAGCTATAAAAGTTATGACTACATCGACAGGACAAGTAATATACGGAGCAGTAATTGTCATAGCAGACATATAATAATATAATAGTAAAAATAATAGTATGGCACTAAACGGGAAATATATATCATTAAAAATAATAATGGAAGAACTTTATGCTGACAATGGTTATCAGTATGAAATTCCTTGGGTTGATTGTATGATGTGGGCAGAGGAAGCTCTTAATTTAATTGGCCATCCTAGACAATATATTAGAAAAGTTACAGGACATTTAGAGCACCCAGATTTAGATATAAAAAACTACAGAGCTAAACTCCCTTGCGACTTTTATCAATTAGAACAAATATCTGTAAATGGATTAGCTGCTAGATACTCTGGAGATACTTTTCATCATTTGCTTAGTGGGGATTGCTGTGGTATTGACACAGATTCTAGCTCAGGATTATCTTACAATTCAGAACAAGTAGTTATTAGGAACTGGGGGACAGATGTTATGACTTACAATGAAGAAACTCAATCGTATTCTTACGAAGCTAGAGATTTAGAAGATATGCAAAATTTAAATCTTCAAGTAGATGGTACGCAAGAGTTTGCTTTAGGAGGAGGTTATGGTAGTAGTACTAGAGAAGTAACTTTTGACTTAAACAATGATCACATAACTCTTTCTGACAAAGAAGGTAAAGTGTGTATGGCGTACTTAGCTTTACCTCTAGATAAAGATGGTTTGCCTCTAATCCCAGACAATGTAAGTTACAAGTTAGCTATAAAAAAATACTTAGCTATGAAGATAGATTACATAGAATGGAGAAGAGGTACATTAAATCCTCAAGTATTCCAACACTCTGAGCAAGAATGGGCTTGGTATGTAGGACAAGCAGGTAATAAAGCTAAGATGCCTAACTTAGATGCTATGGAAGCTATTAAAAATCAAACAATGCGTTTGTTACCTAATATAAATGCACATGAAACTTTTTTTAAATCTTTAGGTTCACCTGAAATAAGAAAAAATTACAATAAATAATGGGACAACTTAGCGTAAATACATTTAATAAAGGTATGAACCAGGATGTAGGAAAAACAGTTCCGCAAGAAGGTTCGTATTTAAACGGTAGAAACCTTAGAATTATTGCTAACGAAGATTCTCAAGAGTCTGGCGTAGTAGTTAATGTAAAAGGAAATGCTTTTTCTGTAGACTTTAATGTTGAGCAAAGCGCATTATCGCCTTGTCAAGATGCTTGGGCGCAGTTAGGGCAGAAGTATTTTTTAGAAGGTATGCTTGTTAGTGCAGGAGATTTTATTGCGTATCAAAATGTAATATATTACAATCCAAGTTTAGAAGGAGCTATAACTGAATCTGATATAGAAGGAAAATGTATTCTATGCGGTAGACCCACTGATAATGCAAACCCTTTATATTATATAGAGGGGTACGGAGACCCAAGTATAACTAGTTTTGAAGTTCCAAGCGCATCTGAGTTAGAAGGATTAAATGGAGAAATGCCTGTAGATGTTATAGGATGGACTTCTATAAGAGATAACGTTTACATTTTTGCTACATCTAATAACAGCTTTAATCCAGGAGGAGTTCTTTTAGACGAACCTATTAACCCTGCTAGCTACGGATATATATACAAACTAACTTTTGATCTTTCAAGTAATGCTGCTTCTAGCGAGTTAATTTATTTTGATTCAGAATTAAATTTTACTTCTAGACACCCTATAGAAGCAGTGGGTAGGTATGAAACAAACTCAATAGAAAGACTTTATTGGACAGATAACTTTAATCCTCCTAGGACTATAAATTTAAAAGATCCTAACATTTTAGATTTAACTCCAGACGATTTAAATTTAAATCCATCTATATCTTTTTCTAAGCCTAAAATAACTTCTGTTACTAATGGAGGGGCTTTACCTTCAGGAATGTATCAATACGCGTACAGACTAAGAAATACTGTAGGAGCAGAAACTAGGTTCTCTCCTTTGTCAGGGCTTGCGCATATAGTGCAGGCATCAGAAGGAGAAAATTATTGGGAATACTCAGAAGATCCTGAAAATATTACAGAGTATGTAGGTAACGAGCCAGGAGAACTTTGTTCTAAAGCAGTAAATATACAAATAGACAACATAGATACTGACTATGATTTTATAGAAATAGCAGTTGTGTATAGAACTACAAGAGAAGGTATTTCTAATTGTTATGTATTCTCTTCTAGAAAAGTAGTGTCAGATAGTATGAATGTTATTCATTCTAGTGATCAAAATATTGTAGCACTAATACCTTTAGCAGAGTTAACTTCTTTTTCTTTAAAGATTGATAAAGCAAAAACTATAGAAACTAAAGATAACAGATTATTTTTAGGAAACATTGTAAGCCCTGTAGATGATATAGAATTTAATGCTAGAGCTTACAGATATAAAAGAGATGATGAGCACGCTCATGACTTTAGTACACCTAATGAAGTAGAAACTTATGTAGATGATACTTTTGATTTAAATGCTGACTATGTAACAGACAGCGATTCTTATGAAGATCAAAATTTTGAGTATTCTTTGCAAGAAAATCTAGACTCTTTAAATCCTTATAACTCTGAAATTATAAGCGTAGTAGATTCTTCTAAAAGTTATAAGTACCAAAAAGATGGAAGAACTATAGGAGGAGAAGGTCCTTTTATAAAATATGAATTTATTAAAAAAGAATTAGATGGAGATCAGTTTGTTAGTGGAACTCCTCCACAACTACCTCCGTTTGTAGAAGTAAAACCTACGTCAACAGATTGTAGTACAGGAGAAACTTTTTTAGATTATAAAAACCCTGTAATAAATGCTAATTATAAAGGATACCAAAGAGATGAAATTTATAGATTTGGTATAGTTTTTTTTGACACTCAAGGTAATCCAGGAGGAGTTAATTGGATTGGAGATATTAGATTTCCTACTCACTATGATATAGATTATAAAAAAGGAGCAGATTTATATAACTTTACATTATCACAAACTAGAAATACAGATAATTTAACACATGCAGGTACTGTAGAAGAATATAGTTCTACAGGTTCTCAGAGTGGGATTACTTTAAACATAAATGAAGATAATCAAACAAACTGGGATAATGAGTTTAGTGCATTTGAAGGTGAAGGAAATCTTGTATCTGAATTAGGAACTACTCAAGGAAATATGCTACCTAATAAACATTCTATGTATGCTTTAGGAATTAAATTTGAAGTAAACATACCTCAAGATATACAAAAACGTATAAGTGGTTGGAGCATAGTAAGGGTAGAAAGAAAAAAACAAGACAAGACTGTCCTAGGAATGGGAATGGGTAATTATTTGTACAGATTTGGTAAAAGCGGAAACGAGTTAAATTCTTATAGAGCTGCATTTAATGCGCATTCTGCAACATGGCCAAGTGGAGGTGGATGGAACATTGCTAATAAAGGAGAGATAAGAAATAATTTATTGTCTTTAGATAGCCCTGACTTTTTATTAAGCGGAGAGTATCCTACTGCATCAGACTGTGATTATATAGAAGTGTGTGGAGAACTAGGAACTGGAGGCTCTTCAAATAGTTATGAGAATGATTTTATACAAGACGACGATGATCATTTTTACAGAAAATTTTATTCTCATGCATGTACCACTAGAAATATAAATAATAAAGAATCTAAGGCAGTTAGAGGAATAAATTATAGATTCTTTTCTCCTGAGCAGTCTGCAAAATTAACTCAAGGAGGTTCTTTATCTTCTTCTTATGTAGGGGGAGATGGTGAGCAATACTTTAAAAAAGGTATACATAATTTTGCAATAAGAGTAAACAATAATGGAGAAGATATAGATTATTACAGCACAGGTGCTGAAACTTTATATATTCAATTTCCTGGGTACCATATAGGTGGTAATCAGAATGCGAGTTATTACACAGAATCAATACCTGATGGTCAAAATATACAGGTAAGTTATCCTCATTCAGATGTAGTTTTAGTTTCTACATTTGGAGAAGCTAATGGTAATCAAATGTATTTTCATCAATCGGGTACATCTCCTTTTTCAGGAGCTAGTGGGTTAGATGCTAGTTTATCTGCAAATGATGACGACGGAGGACATTCTAATATATGGGATCTTTTTAAAGTTCAAGAAAAACCTCTACTTGCTTGGCGAAGAGAAAGGCCTAATCAATATGGAGGTAAAGAAAAATTTGCTAGAGATAGAAATGTGTATATTTCTGCAAGCAACTTTGTTCCAGTAACTGAAGTAGCAAGAGATATTAACTCCACTGAAACTGAAATAGATGTTTGGGGTGGAGACACATATGTACATTTTTATGACATGGTAAAAATGAAAAAATGGGAAGCTGTAGACGGAAGAAAAAATAAAAGCATTAAAAAATTTAATTTTAATTATGCATTTCCTGTAGAAACTACATATAATTTAAGTTTAAGAGAAGGTTTTCATTTTGCTAATAAAAGTAATTTTGACGGTAAAGCTGCAGATGAGTTAAGATGGGATGATACTAGTATTAGAGAGTTTTATTCTGCAGAAAATGATCTGTTAGAGTATTACCCTAAAAATTCAGAAGTAATTAATACAGGAGAACACGATAACAGAGTTGTATACTCAGACGAAAAAGCTAACGGAAATCTAAAAGATAGTTGGACAAGTTTTAAATACAATAATTATAAAGATATTGATGGTAAATATGGTCCTATAAATAAATTAATTTTATTTCAAGACAATTTATTTTCTTTTCAAGATAGAGGAATAGCAATGTTTTCTATAAACCCTGTAGCAGTAACTACAACTAAAGATCAAAACTCTTTAGTGTTAGGTACAGGTAAGGTTGTGCAAGACTATAAATACTTATCTAATGACATAGGAAGCAAGCATCAATGGGCAATTATTTCTGCATCTAAAGGTTTGTATTGGGTAGATATTTTAACTAATTCTATTTATAAGATAGCACCAAAGTCAGGTGTTATGGAAATATCTAGAGTTAAAGGTTTAAAAAATTATTTTGAATCTAAACTTGAAAACTCTTTGTTCCCTTATACAGAATATTTAAATAATATAGGAGACAACCCTTTCTATAGAGATGGGATTACAGTAGGGCATGACGCTAAGAATAATGAAATTTTATTTAGCTTTTTGTTTAGAAACTTAACTGGACGACCGCCTTACAATATAACATACAATAACGAGATTTCTGAAACTATTTGTTATAGTGAAACTACACAAAGCTTTACGTCGTTTTATGATTTCTCAACACCAATGTTTATAAACACTCAAGATAAATTAATGAGTGTACACCCTTCGCAATTAAATAAATTGTTTTTACACAATAGTGGAGAGTATGGTAATTGGTATGGGCAAAGCAATAACACTACTTTAGAATTTATAGTAAATAAATACCCTTCAGAAACTAAAGTATTTGATAATCTAGAATGGCATACAGAAATTTTAGATGGAACTACAAATCTAGCAAACCTAACTTGGAGCTCTATACGTATGTATACAGATTACCAAGAGAGTGGGCAAACACTTACTCCTGGAGAGAATATAAAAAGAAGAGAAAGAACTTGGAAGACTGCTGTCCCTAGAGAAAAGGGATCAATGGAAAGATTTAAAGATAAATATGTAACTACTAAATTAACTTATATTAATGAAAGAGCTTATAAAATAAGAGCTCATTATGTTAAAACTAAATTTAGGGTTTCTAAAAGATAATTATTATATTTGCGAATTATGGCTAAAGGAACAAAAAAGAATAAAAATAAAAAAGCTACAACTCCTCCATTTCAGTTTTACGGAGATGAAGTACTTCTTGGACAGGGAGTAACTAACATGTTACCTGAAGTAACTATCACTGATGACGCTCCTAGAAATAACCCACAACTAGGATATTTTAGTCGAATGTATCCTGAAGCACAATACGGAAATGTAAGTAAGTATGCAGGATTTATAGATAATCTTGGAGCTACCGCAAGAACAGGTGGTGAAATAGGAGCAGGTATGGCTCCTGGGGTTGGGGAAGCAATAGACGCTGTTTACGTAGCAGATGCATTAAGTAGGGGAGACAAAGAGGAAGCTGCATTTTATGCTGCAATGGGGGTTTTACCAATTGCTTCTGCACCTTTATTTAAAACTATGAAAGGTGCTTACCAAGGTGTTAAAGGGGCGTTAGGTGGTGACATTGCAGCGGCTAGAAAACGTTTAAAGAATTTCGATAATTATAAAACAGATGTTCTAGACGGGGGGCACAGAAATATAATGAACTATGCTGCTGATAGAAATCTGTCAATGGATTCTGCAATAAATGAGCAAGTAGTTCGTAAAATGATGGACGATATTGCAATTACAGGAGGGTTAAAAAAGAATCCTCAATTAAGAACCCAAGTTAGAAACTTTATTTCCGCTGCAGGAGAAAGACAAGGAAGAAAACAATTAGCTGATCTTACTGGTGTACCAGATGATTTTGGTAAAAGTAGTGGATATAATATTTTAACAGGTAAAGAAATATATAAAAATCCTGCAGGTAGACCTAACTCATATAAACTTGGGCAAGCAGGTACTATGGCTGCGTTACAAAAACAATATCCTAACTTAGATATAAAAGGGATTGCTAAAGGAGATGCTGCTCCATTTAATTTTGTACAAAACACAGGAAGATTAACTAATGTTTATAATAATAAATTTACAACATTAGCAAACGGAAGAAAAGTACCTGTAAGTAAAAAAGATGCAGCACAAAGAATAAATTATTCTTTAGATTTAATGAAAAAATATTCAGATCCAGAAAATCTTGCTTTAGGATTAGAGTCTTTTTCTAAGAATTCAGGTAATGTACCAATGAGTGAAAGGGTTGCATTAAGAAATAATTTAAATGCTTTTGGGTTAAGCCATAGTCCTTCTGATGTATCGAGATTTTATAGAGGAAAAAGTGTTAATAATATTTTAAATACACCAGCCACTGATGCTAATAGTATTTTACGTATAGCTGAAAGAGGTCCAAGGAATGCTTCTGAGAAAAAAGCTCTTGATTTATATAATAATTATATATCAACTAATAAACAATCTAAACTTAGTTTACCTGCTATTGAAATGCCTAACATGCCTAAATTAAATTTACCTAATGTAGATTTAAAAAGAGTAGTAAATAATAATAACGTACTTAGAGGGCTTCATAGAGGTATGGTAAATGTAAAAAATGATATAAACGATCCTTTACAGAGAATTTATCAAAGTGAAAAAGGAAGACTTGGAGATTATTTACCTCAAAATTTAAGATCAGGTTACGCTAGAAGATTAGAGTCAGGGGCAGATGATTTACAAAAAAGTTATACAAACCCTATCCCTTCTTTTAATGTATTTAGAAATAACCCTCAAGCTGGTTCAAGAGAGTTACAGCACTCAATTGGAAAAACAATAGATGCTGCAAAAAACCAACCTGGAAATGTATTAGGAACTCCGTCAATGAGTTTAGATTCTTATGGACATTGGCTTGCTAACAGTAGAAAACTTAGTGGAGACAATGTAGGAATATTATCTTCTGCTAAAGGATCTGAAGTTCCTTTAAGCACTATGGGTGTTAATAGTAGAGCAAAAGCTACAATAAAAGTTCTTGAAGATTTTAAAAAATCTGAAAATTTAAATGACATTCAAATAAGACAACTAGATAAAATCTTAGGAGACTATAAAGGTATAGGAAAATTATACGATGATAGTGGAGTTTTAACTGGGGCAGGAAACTTAAAAGAAATGGCAAAATCTCAGTTAGGAGAAATAAGAGGAGGAATAGATTTAAGAAATTTCTTTGAAAATTTAGATCCTGCTAAAATTCCAGGAGGTTTTAGCGATTTTGGTTCAAAAATGCATCCTACGCAAGGAGAAGATATACTTAAAAAAATAAATAATTTAGAGTTAGAAAATATAAATAAAAAAATCTTAAGTTATAATGAGGTTGCTAGAAACAGTAAAGGTATGGAAGAAATACCTCTAGCTAGACTTGATGGAGATTCCTGGAAGTCTCAAATAATGGTAAATGCTCCTAGAATGAGAGCAATACCTACTAATCCTAGTGCTCCTAATTATCCTCAATACCAACAAGCTATAAAAAAAGGTGCTGAACAATTTAAAAATAGAGCAATAGGTTTATATGGGGCAGGAGTTCCTTTAGCTACATACGGTAGTTATAAGTTAGGAAAAAACTTTGCAGATAATTATGCAAATTCTTCAGAAGAAAAGGCACAACAAAACGTTATTAGCTCTGTAAAAAATAGAGCTGTAAAAATGGATATGCCTAACGCAGATGCATTTGACCCAATGGATAGTACTCAATACCAACAGTTTAAAAGGTATGAGGATTCATTATTTAACCCTAATTTTAATCCTGACACAACTATAAATTACGCTAAAGGAGGGTTCTTTAAAAAGGTAGGGCAAGGAATAAGAGACTTAGGAGTAGCTGCAGTAAATACTGCTGCATCTCCTTTTGAATCTATATTAGGAACTGACTTTGGAATAGATGAAAAGTTTGGATACAAAACTAAGTTTGGAGAAACTGTAGGAAATGTAGGAGAAACTGTAGGCTCTGCAGTAGGATCTTTTGCACCTACAGCATTAAATGTAGTTGCTCCTGGACTAGGAACAGCTGTACAAATGGGAGGACAAGCTGTAGGAGCTGGACTAGAAAGCGCAGGAGTAACTAAAGATATATCTACAGACCCTCAATCTGCAATGGGTTCTCAAATAGGACAATTAGGTAGTATGTTTGCAGGAGCAAATCCTGCAGGTGGTTTTGGAGATTTAGCTAACAACATGGCTAACACTAATATGATGCAAAACTTCTCTGGAATATTTTTAGGAAATCAAACTCCCCCAGCACAAAAAGGTATGAAAAATTATAAATATGAAGAAGGCGGTATATCAGAACAAGCAGATATAGAGGCTGAAAGTGGTGAAATTGTTTTAACTCAAGGAGGACAACCAAGAAGTTTAAACTCTAAAGCAGGGTTAAATAATTTAGGTGAAGGTGCTTATGAAATAAAAGGAGATGAATCTCATTCTAGAGGTGGTGCAGACTTAGTATTACCTGAAGGAGAAAGCACAATTGTAACTAACTTAAAAGGCAGGTCTACTAAAGTAAAAGCTTTGTATGCAAAAATTTCTAAAGCAAATGAAAAAATTAAAAGCACTGACTTTATAGAAAGACAACAAGGAGAGTTAGAAAAAAGAAATGCTATGGCTCAAGTTCAACAAGAGGTAGCAGAACAACAAAAAGATAATGGGAATCAGACTAATGTAGATACAGATATGGCAAAAAGAGGTTTATGGGCAAATATACATGCTAAAAGAAAAAGAATAAAAGCAGGTAGTAACGAAAGAATGCGTAAGCCTGGCAGTAAAGGAGCGCCTACAGCAGAAGCTTTAAAAAACTCTCAAGCTATGTACGGTATGCAATACATGAAAGCTGAAAATGGTATGCAATTTACAAATTTACCTGAAGGAATTTCATCTTCTATGTATGGGCTAGGGTTTAACCCTCAATCAATGCCTGGTATGGAGCCTGGTGCTTACTCTAATATGGATAGAAGTACATCTTTGCCTATGAGAAGTGCGCAAGGACAGTACGAAGGTAGAAGGACTATGCCACCAAGAGCTCAAGAAGGTGTAGTTAACTACAACATGCCTGCAACAGGGCCATACTCTAATCCTATGGGGCAAATGTATAGCGGTAATCAAGATTTAGGAGGAGGAGTATCTTTCGATAGACAAGTAGGTTTTATGAATGACCAAGGAGTTCAAAATATGTATCCTGAATATCAAAATCAAATAGGAGCTATGTACGGAATGTCCAGACCAAAACAAAATTCTATTAATTTATCTCAAGCAGGAATGCCTAACATTGCTGTTCCAAATACACCTCAGTCTTTTAGACCGTACAGCAATCCAGTTCCACCGCAAGATTTTGGAGTAGGAGATGGTATGTCTACAAGCAGATTAAATCCAAACGGAGACAATGAAATAAATCTTTCTCAAGTAGGTAGACCTGCTGAGTATCCTACTACATTAAACAGTATAGGAATAAACAGTATTTCTAATCCTTATGAGCAAAATTCTCAATTAAGAAGACAAGGTTCTCCACCTCCAAGAACTTACCCTACACCGCCAAGAGATGGATTTGATTTTAAAAGTATGATGCCTTATGCATCTTCTATATATAATGTAGGAGCAGGTATAGCAGGACTAATAAATCCTGCAGAAGGATTAAAAGCTTCAGACTATCAATTAGACGGTAGAATGAGAGCTAACAAAATAGATCCTTACTCTCAAATATCTCCTTCTTTACAAATAGCTGCAACTGCTATAGGCTCAGAAAGAGATCCAGTAAGAAGACAGGCAATGGCTTCTAGTATGGCACCTAATGTAGCGCAACAATTTTCTAGAACTAGTTATTTAAATAATCAGTTAGAAAATGAGGCTCAAAGATATAATTTAGGTATAGATAAATACAATAAAGGAGTACAAGGCCAAGTTGATAAATTTAATATGGGATTAGAAGCTATGCCTTATCAAATGATACAACAAGGATTAGGGCAAGCAGCTAACACGTCAATAGCAATGGATAGAAACAATATGCTTAGAAATTTATCTAAAACAGCAAGATTTGACGAAGGAAATTTTAACTTTAACTATGGGTTTGGAAATACTAAACCAGGCCAGTTTAAATATGATCCTATAACAGGTGAAAAACTATAATTATGGCAGTAAGAGGACTAACAGGATTAATGATGGCAGGGCCTATGGAGCAAACAGAGTTTTCTCCTTACCCATACCAAGAAGTGTTACAAAGAAATCAAGCTAAAGAGCAATTGTATGACGCAACCGCGCAGTCTAACATTGCATTTATGGATGAAATGGATTTGTATTCTACTATACCTGGTACAAAAGATGAAGCTGACGCGCTTACAAAACCATATTTAGATCGTATGAATGAGTTGTATGATGCATCAGGAGGAGACTTGTCACAAATGGCAGCCCCAATGCAACAACTAACATACGAATACTATACAGGAATGTCTGATGCAGGTAAAAGATTAAAAGGAGCTGGGGCAGCGTATAAAGCACAACAAGCATCTCTTCAAAAAGGTGTAGAAGAAGGTACTTATACACAAGAAAGAGCAGGAGCTATACTTGCAAAACAAACTCAAAACTTTAATCAAAATCTAGAAGCATTTAAATCTGGAGAAATAGATGTAATGCCTCAAGGAACTGAATTTACAGGGTCACCTGTAGCTACTCCTGATATAACAGATGACATGTTTAAAATACAAGAGATGATAAATAAAAATCAAATCTCTAGTGTAAATATGGAGCCTATATTTGGACCTGACGGACAATCTATTGTAGGATACAAAGATGTAATTACAAAAAGAGAGTATACAACAGGAGAAGGAGCTAGAGAACTTACAAATAGATTCTTAAACGCAATGCCTGAGTATTCAGAGTGGGCAAATGAAGCTTATGATTTAGGATTAGTAGAAAATTATAACAGAGATGTGCACGGAAGTGCCTTTGATTTATACGCACAAAAAGATCCTACAGTAATGCCTTTGTCTGAAGATCCTGGAATGGCAAATATGCAAATGCAAATGGCAGGCGTAGAAACTCCTGAAGAATACAATGAAGTTATGGGGCTAAAACAAAACATGGTCCGTCAACAAATTGCAGAAGTAGGAGAAGAACAAGCTGGAGCTAGTCAATTTAGAACAATGCAAAGAGAAGCAATGTTAGATGATATTGCAGCAGGTTCTGGAATAAGTGAGGTAGATAGAATTTCATTAACAAGCGCAGGAACTGATACAAATGATAGTACAGTAGGATATAATATTGGCGTAGGTGATTCTTATACTACACAGCAAATACCGCTAGGAGATGCTACAGGTAGAGTAACTAATTTAGAAGACTATCAAGCTGAAGTAGGAAACAAACAAGCTAGGTATGCAGATTTACAAAATAAGTTAGAGCAAGGAAATGTAAGCCCTGAAGAAACGCAAGCGTTTACTGATGAAATGACTGCAATACAAACAGATTTAGATAATCTTTCTAAACTAGAATTCCCGTTACAAACAGGAAATTTAAAAGATAAAACTATTGAAGAAAATATAAAAGATTATAGTAAATTTGGAAGTGTAATAGGACAAAATGCAATGCAAAGATTATCTCCCGAAACTAGAGAGTTTTATAATTCATTTAATGAAAGAGCACAGTTTTCTGAAGATGATATTGCAGGACACGCGGCTTTACACACACACTTTAACACAATTAAAAATTATTTAGATCAATACAGTGATGTAGATTTAGATAGATTAATAGAAAATTATAGTGAAGGTGGTGTTGAACAGTTATTAGGACAAACAATACCTGGAGATGTGTTAAGGTTGTATAAAGATTATGCAAATAAATTTGAACGTTTTGAAAATATAACAGACGTAGATAGACAGTTTACATATCACCAACCTTCTGCAGACACAGACAACAATGAGTTTGTTAGAACACAAAGAAGAAGTAGTGATTTCTTAACTAATCAAGGAGGGCCTTACATGGATGTGCTACAACCTGATGCAGGTTCTGTACAAGAACTTTATGCAGATGCTTTTGAAACTATTAGAAGCGGAATATCTGGAGAAATTGTAGATGCTGATGGTGTAACAAAAACTTCTAGTTGGGCCCCACAGTTGTATGTAGGTGAAGGATTGTTTGAAGGTAAACCATACTTTGTGTTAGACCCTAAGTTTTATAAAGTAGGAAACCAACAACCGCAACCTATACCTTTCTCTATGCTTAACAATAAAGCATCTTTTATGGGTCAAAATGTAGGTGATTACATGAATCAATTAGATAAAATGATTATAACTATGGACAATGAAAAGTCTATGAGCGCTTATAATTCTTTATCAGATCAATATATATTTGAAGGACGACAATTGTACACTAATCCAGACGAAGCTGCTAAACAAGGTATGACAGTTGAAGCAGCTAGAGAAATGGGAGCGCAAAGAGTTACGCAAGGTGTAGGAATGCAATTAAATGCGCAGTACTTACCAACGCTTCAAGCGTCAGGTATAGAAACTGCAACATCTAGTATAATTACTGCTAACAATGACGAGTTTGAGTTTAGAGTGTTAGATCCTAAAATGTTAAGTCAAGGGCCTATAAAAAATAAAGAAACAGGTGAATTAATATTTGATCCTAATACAGATCAATTACGTGTAGAACGTAAAAGACTTATGGCGCCTAGAGATGTAGATGCACAAGAAGGTGTTACTGCACAGCCAATGTCTGAAACATTCTCTATGTATTTTTACAGACCTACAGGTGACGAGGATTCAAACTTAAGAATTTCAAATAATATGACGCCAATACAATTTGGTAACGGCGAGACAGAAGCTCCTAGTTTAGAGTCTTTAATATACAGAGTTTTTGAGGGAGATGCACAAGTAGAAAATATATTATCTGGAATACAAAGAAGATAAATTATGGTTAAAATAAGTGATTTAAATCTAAATGTTGCAGAGCCTATACAGCCTACACAAACGTTAGACCCCGCAACTAGTTTACCTAAAGAAGACATTCGAACTCCGATGTCTTCTTTAAAGTTAAGAGGCGTATCAGGACCAAAAATAGGTAAGTATGCAGGATTAGGGTTAATGGATTTAACATCTTCTGCAGGAACAGATTTTACAATTACTAGTGCAACAAGACATGGGAATAAAGATTCGCATCACGGTACAGGTAATGCTATAGATTTTGGTGTTCAGTATGGTAATGGAGATGGGAGAGACCTAATCAGCTATTTCTTTGACAATGAAGAAGGTACAAATCTAAGTCAAAGAGGTGCAGATTTTCTTAGAAAACATAACGCAGAGTTAATAGATGAAAGATCTAGGGATGGGCAAGCTCATTTTCATTTAGAGTTTAATAATCCAGAAACAGCAAAAACTATTTATGGCCCTAAAGATGATCAACCTTTTTATGAAAAAGGATCAGTAACTAGTGAAGAAGGTTTTCCTATATATGGAGTACAGGATTCATATAAAAATAATGATTACAATTCTGCAGAAGGATATTCTAAAGCCTACGACGATCTTGTAGATGAAGATGGTATGATGGAGATAGGCCCACAAAGCCAATTCTTTTTAAACTATGGAACTACATACGAAGAGGCTATAAGTGAGTCTCCTATTGTAGAGCAGCCTGCTGCAGAACAGCCTGACGATAAACCTTTAAATACTTTTTCTAATTTTGAAACTGTAGAAGGTAAGGATTTTGGTAGATACATAGATAATCCTTATCAACATTATAGTAATGAGCGAGTACCTTTTGTACTACGAGGTAATTTGTTAGGAGCTAATAGAGATACTGTTGAAGGATACTATCCTCTATTTAAAAACAGATCTGAAGCTAGTATACGTAGAGAGGCAAGATCAGGTCTTAGTTTGTTTGGCGATTATGGTATAGATATACACCCAGGAACTAACATAAAAGAAGAGACAGCACTTAAACAAACAAACGCTAATAAATTTATTAGATCTTTTGGTAACATGTCAAGCTCTTTCTTAGAGGTAAGTGCAAGTACAGTTAATACAATTTTGTTAGGAGCTCCGTCAGCATGGGCACAAGGTAGATTTAGTGGTGTGTTTAACAATCCTGGTAATGAAATACTAAGTAATTTTAAAAATTGGTATAAGCAAGAGTACCCTATACACGCATCTAAATCTGAAGAAGAAATGTCTTTGTTGCAAAGTATTGGAACAGCAAACTTTTGGGCAGACCAAGGTATGGATGGTGTAGGGTTTTTATTAGGAGCTGCTGTAACAGGTGGTGCGGCTGCAGAACTTAAAGTAGCTACAAAACTATCAAAAATGATGGGAATAGCTAATCCTAAAAATTATGCTAGGGCTGCATCTGCTATGTTTAGAAAATCTACTGTATCTGGTGGGTTCCAACTAGCTAGAAGAGCTGTTCAGGGCTCAGGTACAACATCTGCTCGATTAGCAAAAGCTAATTTTATAGGCGCAGGTTTAATATCTGCAGCTGGTGAAGCTTCTATTGAGGCAAACATGATATTAAAAAATTCTATAGATCTTATTAGTAAAATGCAAGCTGAAGGTGATCCTAGGTATCAAGGAATGTCAGAAAAAGATATAAGAGATACTGCAGAAGCATATGCTAATATAGCGTGGGGATTAAATGTAGTTACTGTAGGAGCGTCTAACCTTGTAATGTTTAAAAATTTATTTGGAGGAGGTTCTACTAATTTATTTAGTAAATATCTTAAGTCTAGACTTGTTACTCAAGGAGGTAAAACTACATTTAAAGAGTTAGGTAAAGCAGGATGGGTAAAAGAGTGGGCTAAGAATTGGTGGAAACGTCCTTTAGCAGAAATGAATGAAGAGTGGATACAATACGCCCTAGAAAGAGGAGCTAAAGATTATTTTACTCACGAATACACACCTGATTTAGAAAATGTAAGAGATTACATAGATAGTGGTGTAGGTATGGGAATATCTATGGCTAAAGGATGGTGGCAAACACCGCAAGAACTTCATGGACAACAGGCTATGTTTTTAGGGGCATTGCTAGGTAAATTAGGTGAAGCTGGAGGTTCGTATTTTAGAGGGGCACCTACAGAATGGAAAAGCTACCAAGAAAAATACGAAAGAACAAAAGCAGTTGCTGATGAGTTAAATGCTGTTCAAGAAAATGGAGATGTATACAAACACATACTACATCTTGCAAACTTAACTAAGTCAGAAGAAAGACAAAGGCAAGCCTTAGAAAAAAATGACACGTTTAAATTAAAAACAGACGAAGCATTTAAAATATTCAAAACTATTGAATTGTTTGAAGAAACAGGACAAATAGATGTATTGCTAGATTTATTAGACGATGTAGCTAAAATGTCTAACGAAGAGTACGCAGAAACATTTGAAAGAGATCAAACAAATCCTAACGACCCTTTAGGCTTACCTGTAACTAAAGTAGATGTAAATAAAGAAATTGATTTTTTAAGACAAAGAATAAAAGATTACCAAGACAACCTTGCACCAATAAAAGAAGGTATAGCTGCAATGATGCCACAGATAGCACGTAAACTATCTAATGACCCTAATGTAGACGCACAGACTCTAGCACTTATACAACAAAAGCTAGCGTACTATTCTTACATGTCTAAAGATTTTGATAGACGTACAGATGAAATAAACACAGCACTTTTAGACCTTACTGCAGGTATTATAAACATGGAAGGATTTAAAGGCATTGAGCTTACTAAAAAAGACTTAAACGACTCTAAAGTACTGCAAGAAGTGTTTAGTAAGTTTGTAGAGCAGTTAGAACGAATGAGTGAGGCAGAAATAAATCTAAATGATTTAGAAATGCAACAATTATTTGATTTATTTGCTGATGGACTAGTTATGGCTAGAGAATTACAGTCGTTTCAAGAAATGATTGAAGGTATATATAATAATCCTGCAAAAGAATTCCAAAAAGCAAAAGAAGATTTAGATAAAAGAGAAGAAGCTAAGAATCAAGCTGAAGAAAAGATAGCATCTATAGTAGAGAGTGGGCAAGCATCTGAAAACGCAACTCAAGATGAAAATAATAAAGAAAGCAATGAAACTCCTGCAGCTGAAGAGCAAAGCAAAGAGCAGCCTAAACCGCAAAAAGTACAAAGAAATTTAAAGGATGATTATATATCGAAAGAAGATTTAGAAAAAGATCTTGAAATAGATGGAGTTATTCCTGAGTTTGGAAAATTTAGAGATAATGAAACATATCAAGAAGAAGAACTTGTTAAAGATGAAGAGACTGGTGAACTAATACCTGTAATAAGAACTAGAGTTAAGGCTGCAGCTAGCAGAACTAAAGGTAAAAGCGTAAAAATAAACGGAAAAATTTTTCAGATACAAATAGAATTGTATGATGATGGAACAGCTATATACAGAGTAAATTCTACAAAAGTTAAAGCAGGTGTAGTAAATGTAGATAAATCACTTTCAGAAGCTGAGCTTGATTCTGAGTTAGAGGCTTCACTTAAAAAAGAATCTACTAGCTCAAATCAGGTAAATAATGATAGACAAGAAACTTTAGATATAGCCAAAACAATTTCTCCTGCAAATTATATACAAGTTCAAGGTAAACCAAAACAACTTTTAACTAAGTTTAGAGAATATATTAAAGATGTTCTTTTACTAGAAGGAATGGATATTGGGTATTCAAATGGTAATTTAGAGTATGGAGATAATATTAAAGTACCTGCTTCAATAATACAAGCAGGTGGAGGGGCTACAAGTGTTTTAGATATAAATATAGAAGATTTTATTAATGCTTATTTTGACGCTGCTCCACGTAAAAAAGAATCTCCTAAGTCAAATAAGCCTAATCCTGCAGAATCTTCGCAAACTACTAACGAAGCTACAGAAAGAGATCCTGAAGTACCTTCTAATGAAACTTCTATAAATGAAAATGAAGAATCTCAAGTAAAAATATCTAAAGAAGATGATAGTTTACAAGCAGGTATTGAAAAAGACGAACCTGTAAAACTAGGAAGCATACTTACAGCGGCATGGAAATCTGTGAGAAACTTTTTTAATAACACGCCTGGTATAGATCCTACTACATCTAATTATTTAGAAAACCCTGATACAGGGAATATAACCCAGCAAAACAAAGATATTGTATGGGAAATAGATTTTAATTATATAGAGCTTCGTGAAGGAGGGCAATACCCTAGAGGAACAGTTAATAAACTTAAAAATAAAACAGATTTAACAGATGAAGAGTTAAAAGTAGTTCCAATTAAAGGTACGCTATTAACTAAAGAAGGCACTACATTAACATTCTACATGCACGAGGAGCCGTATATATTTACTAATATGGATCCTAAAAAATGGAAACAAGCAATAGAAGAGTTAAGTACTTTTAGACGAGACTTTTATAATTTATATCAAAAAGACAAGATTGCTACAGCTAAAGTAGTTTCTATGAGTGGAGGACATTTAGACACTCGTAGAGGACAAAAAAATAATTTAGCTACAGTTCTTAATAATGGAGACCCTAGAGTTAGAGATAAAAGAGTTGTGTTTGTATTTAATGATGGTAGTGAGTATGTAGATTCGTTTGGAAGAACTTATCCTGAATTAAGTTTAAACACTACAAACCCTAACACTAAAGGGGCAGTATATATGCCTATACAAATGAATAATGGCGATATATTCCCGCTTCGTGTTTCTATAGAAAATTTAAATAGACCAGCAGCAGAGTTATTATACACTATTTACACAGATAGAATGTCTAAAAAAATACTGTTAAATGATGTTATGTCTGAAGCTTGGATAAGTGATTATATAAAAACACATGATTTTGGAGATCAAATATTTTTTATGAAAAAATTATTTGATTACGTAAGTAATAGTGAATTAACTCCTACGTTTTCTGAAGTACTAAATATGTTAGTGTATGAGCATGAACAAGTTACAAAAATGCATGCATTTAGATTTGATGTAAAAAATAACTTACTAAAATTAGGTAATGAAGTTGATGGCATAATAACTACAGAGTCATATAGTATGCAGGATATAGAAAGTAATAAAGAAAAAATTATTGACTGGTTTGTAGAAAATAAAAGATTTAATGTACAACGATCTAGAACTTCTGATCCTAATTACGTAAATTTGTTTGTTGAAAATAAAATTGTACACACAAATGCTTTTACACATAGACAAACAGGAACACCTTTTATACAGCCTAGCGTTAGAATGTCTGTAATAAATAGTCCTAGTGAGTACGCAAAAGAAGTTAAGGAAGAAAAACCTCCTCTACTTGTCTTAGAGAGTGTTAAAGAAGGTGAAGTTGGTGATATTGTAATGGAGTCTGTAAAAGATGAACTTATAAAAAATGAAATTGCAAAATCAGAAGAAAGTGCAGCAGCTGATGAAGTAGTTAGAGATTTAAACAGCACTATGTCTGTAGAAGAAACTGAAGCACAACTAAATGCAGCTATGCTAGCTTCTCTTGTAGAAGAAAAAGTAACACCAGAAACAGAAGAAAAAGCTGTAGAAGAAAAAATAAAAAGAGAAACTTTACCTCCTCAAAATAACAATGAGCCTGCGTGGATGTTAGATATGGACGCTTTAGATGATTTAGATGACATTGATGGTGGAATAGATACGAGTAACTTAGAAGATGATGACCAAACCCCTTGTAAATAATGAAATGTAATTTATTAGATGAATCGTTTAAAAACGGTAAGAATTCAGTATTAGCTGCAAATGGGCAAACTTCTTTGTTGTTTGGACAATTGTATGATATATACAATGAAGACGGACAAAAAGCATACAATATATACCTTATTACACAGCAAGAAAATTTTAACAAATGGTTTGCAGCAAGTGAAACTGGTAATAATGTAGATGAGAATGGTGAACCTAAAATATTTAAAAACTTTTACGTAAGTATAGATCCAGAAACAAAGCAATCAAAAAGATGGTATATATTTGATTCTAATATAGAATCTGCCACTGCTATGTACCCTGTAGGATTGACACGTATACCAGGAATGACACCTGCAGAAATAAAAGAAGCAGTTGATGTTTTGTCTGCAGCGTTTGTAAAAAATAAAAGATACCAAGTACAAGATTTTGATGATGTAAAAAATTTAGACTACAGATTTTTTGGTGAGTGGGCTGCAGTGCACATGATGCAGTTAAGAAAAAATCCAAAATTAAAAGGAACTAAAACATATAGACTGTATCAACAAATCTTTGAAGATATAGTATACTTAAGAAAAGATGTACAAGATAGAGACGGAAATCGTTTACCTTTATTAGATGAAAACGACATGCCTGTACCTAGGTATAATCCTAAAGATCCTGTAAACTCGTCGCAACTATTAGAAATGGTATTCTCTAGAATGCAAAGAGAAACTAGAATAGAGCTAAAAGAAGATGAGAAAACTTCAGCACTAAACGTAAAAGAAGCACATTTTAGCAACCCTAAAGAAAAGCTAACTGCAAATGTTAAGCTTATGATTAGGAGTTTATTTAAAGTTACGTTTAAAGAAGGTAAAATTGTACCTGTAACAAGTAAAATACTTGGTAAGCCTACGCTAGTAGATCTTACTAAAACGTATGCTACTATAATGCAGTATTTAAGTAACATATACTCTTCAGATCCTACAGTAGATGTGTACACTTTAATGATAGATAAATTAAAAGATGTGCAAGGATTCCATCCTGAGTTTAACGAACTGGTAGCAATGCTAGAAAGATCTCCTCAATATAAAAAGACTCAATTTGTGCAAGCATTTATGAGACCTGAGCTAGATTACACAAGTACGTTTGTAGATGGTACATCTAAAGTAGGTACAAGAATAGGTAGCCCTGATGTACAGTCTAGTGAAAAAAACATTAGAGATAATTGGCAAATAGCGTACGAGCAACTAATGACTAAACCTAATCAAACAGGTAAAAGAATATTAGATGTAAGAAACGCAGAAAGAGCGGTGAAAGCCTATAAAGAGTTTAATGCAAAATTAAAGCAAGTTTATAAAAGAGCTTTAGTTTCAGCAAAAAAGCAATCTTTACAAGATCTTACAGAAGCAGATATAGACTTAAGTCTTATAGCAAAAGTGTTTGCGCAAATGTTAAACACTATAGGCGTGCAAGCAGACTCTACAGCGTTAGAATATCTATTTAAGCAAGGAAAAAACCCTGCAATAGAAGCTAATAGCTTGATGTCTGACCTTAAATATATATTTTTAGGTAGTACAAAAAAAGGGTCATTAGGATTACAAAATCTTATTGATAATCACAATAAAACAAAAGAAGGTAGATCTTTTCCTTTACTAGAAGATGTAGAGGGTAATATAAATTCTGTAATGTTTGATGAAAAAGCTATTAAACCTTTTTCTACAGCACAAGGAATTTATGATGCAGATTTATTAGAAACTACTGTACTTGGGCCAGGAGCTACATTGTATTGGAAATACGGTATGTATTCTTATTTACATACAGCAGTACTACGGATCCAAAAAGGAGATAAATCCTACGTAGAGCAATTAAAAAAATTACCCTACACAGAAACATCTGTATGGGTAAATTGGTTATTAGAAAATGAAGACAACGCTTTTGCAATAAAGCAGTTTCTTCATATGGTGAATACTTCTACAAAATCTGAAGGTAAAAAGAATACGTATCTTACAGGAGCTGATGCATTAATTAATAATATGACTAGAATACTAAATGGGCAGTACACAACTGTTTCTACAGGTACATCTAGTACGCAACATTATTTACAAGGGCCTGAAAACTTAGATTCTGGTGTAGAATATTTAAATGGAGATATTACTTTTAGTAATAATAAAGTTGTGTTTACATTTCAAAATTATATAAAAGCAGATATAGAATCCCAAAGACAAGCTTGGGATCATGTGTTTGGTAAAAATAAGTTACCTGAAGATCAATTGCTTTTAAATTACCACTATAAATTAGATAAAGAAGGGGTGAAACAATTTATTGACCCTAAAACTAAATTACCTACAGGTAATGTGTTTAAGGGAGATACTATGATGTTTCCTGACTTAGCATACGGTAAACCTATAGCAAAAAAATTAAAACTTTATCATACAACTGCATCAGATACAGAGTATACTCGAAACTTACCTATGCATTTAACAGATGAGATTCTTAATTCTGAAGAAATAAAAAGCATGATAAAAACAGCTTTTATATCAGAGTTTAAGAAAAGTTTAGAGCTAGCTAAGAAATATGATGTATACTTTGAAAATAAAGAAGGTGTATTGTACAGTAAAGCAATTGATGCTACTCTAATAAATTCTTTTAAAACTAGAAGAGGTAAAGACAACAACACTCTTAAGTCTCAAATATCTGCAAGAGCTTTTGGGGATTACGTATTTAATAGTATAATATCTGCAAGAGAGTCTATGGGAATGTTTGTAGGGCACCCTGCAATGTATAAATCTATAGAAGATGTACCTAAACGTTCAGGACACTTTACTACACCTACACAAAGATTTAGAATATATGAGCATAAAGGTAAATGGGCTATAAATCCTAAATACTATCATGCAACTGTAGATGATATAATGAGTCCTGGAGAGTTTTTTACAGATCCTAAGTGGAAAAAAGCGTTGGGAAAAAGTATATCAGATATGTTTGAAGAAGTAGATCTTACTGATGGTACTACTTGGATAACTCCAGAATTATTTAAACAAAGAGAACGTGGTTTAGGTAGATGGCCTGATAGTAAAGAAAAAGCTTTTGAGCGTATTATGCGTGGAAAAGCTAAAAAAGATGATTACAAAAAAGTTAATTTTACACCACAAAAATTTACAGTTAGAGGAACACAAGTTTCAGGGCAATATAATGTGCCTAGAATAGAAAAAACTGCATATGTAGTGCTTTGGCCTGATTTAGTAGAAACAACACCACTGAAAAACCTATATGATAAAATGGTGGCGTTTGAAAAGGAAAACTCTACAGATAAAGGTGTTATTGGTGTGCAAGTAGCTGTAATAAGTGCAGTTAAAGCTGGAGCTAAAAGTATCACTAAAATAGATACAAATGGTGTAATAAACGATAATTTTGAATTAGATTTCTCTTTAGAAAATCACGAAATGATGGGGTTAGCGCAAGAGCTTCCTTCTAAAGGGTTTACTTCTACAATTGTAGGTTCTCAGCCTAAACAAATTATATTATCTAATATAGATTTAGATGCAGCTTACCCTGGGTACACTAGCGGTGCAGAGTTATTAAAAGATTATTATACTAATGAATCTATAATAGCAAACAAAGGGAAAGAAAAATTTGCACAAGCTCACGGAATTAACCCTAGCTTTTTAAATCCTGGAGTAAATGACCCTGCTAAGCTGCATGCAAAGTTAATGGAGCGCTACTTAGATACAGAAGATGATAATATGATAAAAGGATTGGAAGACGGTACTATACCTTTAGATGCTATGTTCCAAGACAGAAGAGGATTACAAAGCGCACTAACAAATGGCCTTAGTAGAAAATCTATATTATATAAAGCATTAGGAGGACAATTTGTTCAGATAGCTGGATTTGGATTAGGGCAAGACTCTGCTAGGTACTCTGAGTTAAAAAAGAGTGAGAAAAACAGAATCAGGTGGATGATAGATGCAAAAAATCTAAAAGCTCCACAATTAGATTTAGAAAATAAAAAGATAATACCTGGTCAAATACTGTTACCGTATGAGTTTATAGAAAAGATCAAACCAAAAGACGGTAGATCAGTGGAGCAACTTAGTGATACAGAGTTAAAACAATTAGTAGATAAAGATGCACTACGTCTTTTAGGGTATCGTATACCAAACCAATCTATAGCTTCTATCTTTTCTATGGAGATAGCAGGTGTGCTACCAAAAGGATCAGGGGATTCTATAGTAGTATTTGATGGTATGACTACACTAACAGGTAGTGACTTTGATATTGATAAGATATTTTTACTAGTACCTCATTTAGAATTTATAGACGGTAAACTAAGAAGAGTTGAGTTAGATTCTTCTGACTCTATGGAGGCATTTGAAAATGAAAGAATAAGAATATGGGAATCTATACTGCAAAACGCAGAAAAAAGTAATGAATTATTGTTTCCTACAGATACAGGCTTCTTAAAGGATGACGCTAATGATGTATATAACATGGCGTTTGAAGGAAGTGATGAAAAGGTTATGACTAATCTTAAATTCTTTGGACCTGTATACCAAGATTCGTTAAAAACTAGATTTTTAATGGGTAAAAAAATGGTAGGTTCTGTAGCAAACAACATTGTAGATCATATACCTTCCTCGTTAGCAGGGCTACAGTTAACAGAGTATATAGGTTATGGGCATAAAGGTATGGGAAAAGATGCTGCAGTTTACACTGACTTGTCTAGAAACGACGTTATAGGTAGTGATATGCTTATAACTCAAATTATATCTGCGTATATGAATGCAAACGTGGATATTGAAAAAGACCCATACATATCTTATGTAAACTTTAACACTCACACTGTAAACGTAGCATTTTTGTTATTACGTTCAGGTGTAAACTACAAATGGGTAAATAGATTCTTAGCACAACCTGTAATTAGAGAGTATGTAGACAATCTATTCTCTTTAGATAGTGAAGCTCTTTCAGATGTACAATTAACTAAAAGTGCAATACAGAAAAAAGCAGTTAATAAAACTAAAAAAGATTTCTTCCCTAAAACACGTAAAGTAGAAGAGGTAGTAGAAGAGTCTGAAATAGAGATTGATGAGATAGCAGCTTTAGATGAAGAAGTGTTAGAAGCAGAAGAAGAAGAAGTGGTTGTAGAAGAAGACAACATTGCACAAGAACTTACTGTACCAGTATTAGAAGATTTGCTAAGATTTGGAGACACTAATGAAAATTATTTTGAAATGCAAAAGTTTATTCTTGATGAATTTTTAAGATTAAACGAGCACGGAGACTCAGTGTTAGAGCAAATGTTAGGGTCTAGACTTATATCTACAGGTTTAGGTAGAAATCTAACAGAAGTTAGAATGAGGAAGGAGAAAAAAGAATCTTTAGAAAAAGATCCTAGATTTATAAACTTTGGAAGCAAATACCAAAACAATACTGCAGACGGACTAACTTTAATGGGAGTAGCGCATCAGTATATAGATTACATCTTAGAAACTTTTGAAGATACATTTTTATCTGAGTCTGAGTTTATGGTAGAAGGGTTACATAAATTATTAGATGTAACTCTTATGTCAGATAACATACTAAATAGACAAAAGCTTGTAGATACTATGTATACATATTTGTACTCAGGGTTTCAAATAGCAAGTACAGAAGAGTTTGGGATGCAAAATTTATTATTTTCTAAGTCTCAAGCAGATTCGTTTGTAGTAGAGTTTAGGGAAATGCAAAAAAGCAATCCTGACAGTATATTATTAAACAAACTACTAACTAGTAAAATAAATTCTTTTGGACAAAATGAATTACCTAGTTATGTAAAATCTAGAGGCTTAAAAGGTGTGCCTTCTGAGATAAAAAACTTAGCTGTTCAAGAATGGGAAGATTTATATATAGACCCAAAAACAAGAAAATTTGCAATAAAATTAGTTAATATGGCGTTTTTTGTGTCTGGATTTAACAATAACATGAATTCTTTCCATACCTACATACCGATGACTTGGGTAAAAAACAGTGGGTTTTCGGATTATGTAAAGCATAATTTAGAAGACTTAAGTTTGTTGTCTATAGATGATATGGTAGACCAAATTTTAAGACATAACACTGAAAATCCTAGAATGGTTACAGATCTTGGTACAAAACCTAAAAAAGTACAAAAAGGAATTAAAAATAGTGGGTTTAAAGATTCTAAAAATAAATATGTACCGTTTAAAAGAGAGCTTAGTATAACTCTTACTGGTAAAGCCAGAGAAGCTGTAAAAAGAAAAAAAGCAAATGGTAAAACTATATACGCACCTATTATAAAAAGTAATGTTCTAGGAGAGTTAACTACGCAGATTATGGGGTATAGAGCAGATGGAACACCTATTTATACAAAAACTCGTGCTGTAAGAAGTTTAACTTATAAACTTATAGGATTACAATACACAACAGTAAATGGGAAGCCGAGTAAAAATCCTGTATACGAAGTTATATCTCCTTTAGGTTTTAAAGACTCTAAAGGGAATACTATAAATGAGTATAGATATGATCCTGAAGGATATACAGAAAAACAAACAAATTATAGTATCTTTGAGCAAAATGATCCTAAAATAGAATTAAAACAATTCCAGCTAGCAAGTTATAGAGAGTTTAGACAAAGCTTAAAAGAGTTGGTAGTTAAGGTAGATAAAAAACCTACAAATAATAACCCTGAAAGAGATATTTGTTAATTATGGCATGTAAATTAAAAATAGACCTAGACAATAACCCTAGATTTAAAGACAATTCAGAGGCTGTATTTGACTTTGTACATTCGCCTCAGTTTATAGACCTGTTTGGCGACTGGTTATCTCTTGCAAACGTAGGAATAACATCTGAAGAAGATCCTAGAGTTGATGAGTTTGGTTATCCTACTATTGAGTCTGTTATAGACATTATTGATAGCAACGAAATTAAAATAGAAATACAGCAAGAATCTACATTACTCTTAGGAACTGAGTATGAAGAAGCTAACAGAGATAAAATAATAACTGACCTTATAAAAAGAGTTAAGTCTCGTATAAAAAACTTACGTACTGCTAAGAAAATACAAATGTATGGTGCCGAGGAGTTAGAGTCTAGGATACAAAATGCTACATCTATAGAAGAAGCACGTAAAATACGTATAGATTACATGCGGTCTAAGTACGTAACAGATCTAGAAGCGTTAGCTGCGCAATTAGAAAAATTTAATGATAAGGTTGCGTTAAAAGGATATTTAAAAACTGTAGAGTTGTTATTAAAAAATGCAAAACAAGTTTTAAATATACAAGGAGCTTTAGATATAGCTACAATATATGAATACGACCAAAGACTTAAATTTATAAATACTGTTGATGAAGTTATAGAGCTTGTATCAAAAGAAAGAGAATTAAATTTATACATAACACAAGACAATACAGGAGGTACTGCAGTAGATTACAATAAAATACTTTCTGAAAAAGCTTCTATACAGTCTCAGTTTAACTTTAAAGCAAGACAAGCTATTGCAAACAAGTGGGGATCTGTTCCTGGTAAAATGACTGCAGTATATTATAGAAAATACTCAGACTCATTTTCTGATTCAAAAAAAGGTGGTATTCCTTATACGCAGTGGAGAAAAGCAAGAGCATTAAAAGATAATACAAAAAGCAGAAAAAGATATAGTGAAGAGCGAGGTGTTTTTGTTGCAGAGCAAATGGAGCGTAATGCTGATGTAATCAAGCAGGCAGAAATAGATAATTTTATGCGTATTTTAAAAGAAAATCCTAAAGATTTGTCTGGGTTCGCGCATTACATGCTAGATGCTCGTAATATGGGGGATGATGTAATATCTCTAGCTGCAGAAATACTAGATAAAAAAGATTATCTAACAATGCGTAAAACTATAGAAAAGTTTACGGAGCTTGAAAAATTGTGGAAACAATATATTAAAGGGAAAAGTACTACAGACATGCGTAGTTTGTGGGGAGATATGATCGGTAGAGAAGAAAATGGTAAGCTTACAAAATTTTTAGTAGATGAAATAAAACCTGACTTCTGGACAGCGCGTACAAAGTTTTTAACTCCTATGCTAGACGCTCAAGATAAATACGGCCAAAACAGTTACCAATATATAGAAGCAAAAAAGTCATATATAGAATGGTATAACGACAATGTAGAGAGTAGAGATAAAGTTTCTGGTAAATACAATGTAAAGTCTCAATGGAAAGATCCTAGATTTAATTTCTTTGCAGACGAAACTAATAAAAATAAAATAGAGTATAAGATGTATTGGTTCTTTCGTGACATGATCACAGAAAGAGATGAGATGTACCCTAATAGAAGAGGATTAAAACTACCTGCAATACAAAAAACATTAATGGAAACTAGTTTTGAAGACGGTTTAATTGCTTCAATAAAAAGAATATATAAAGATAAGTTCACACTTACAGCAGATGATATTGATTACTATGAGAAAGGTGAAGACAATTCAGATGACATAAGTAAATGGGAGCAGGTAAAAGCTTTGATGTATACAAATTTAAATGAATACGGACAAGTGCAACAAAAAATACCTGTGTACTATAGACAGGACGATAAAGTGCCTTTAAATGAGCAATCTTATGATTTACCGTCTATACTTTTAATGGACTATTGGGGAGCTGTTAATTGGGAAGAAAGTTCTTACGTTCAAGCAGAGCTAGAAATTTTAAAACAAGTGGTGGGAACTAGTAAAGTAGGTAAATACCATTGGGGTAAAAAGAAAGCACAAAAAATAAAAGTAAAAGGAAAAGAAGAACTTTCTTTTGAAATGGAAGACGGTATGGCTTCTAATGTATACAAAAATCTTACATCTGTAATAGAAGATAGGTTGTACGGAGTTAAAAATGTAGGGTCAGGTAAAGCAAATAAAATAGCTAGTACTTTAATGTCTTGGACAACAGATACTATGCTTATATTTAACTATTACTCTGCAATAGCTTCTGTATTCCAATCTAAAACTATACAATCTATGCGCGCTATGAGCGGTATGTACTTTGATGTAGAGTACGGGATGAAAGAGTTAATAAATGCAGAGAAAAAATTTGCTTTAGATATGCCTAATATATTTGGTGATATAGGAGTAATTAGGCCTGGAGCAATAACTAATTTATTAGGAGAAAGATTTCAAGCAGAACAAGATTGGAATCCTGCAGCTAAGAAATTTATGGCAGCTACAAAGTTAAGCCAGTCTGCAGATAAAAGTACATTACACGGGTTTCACCAAATGGGAGAGCACTATGTACAACACTTATTAATGTATTCTTTTTTAAACGGAATAAAAGTACAAAATAGTAAAGGTGAATATATAAATAAAGATGGGAAAGTCGTAAAAGATAGGAATCAAGCAATGTCGTTTGATGAAGTTTACGAAGCTAAAGAAAAAGAATTAAAAGTAAGAGATGGAATAGATGTAGGCTCCTTAGTTTTTAATACAGGTAGAGTTATAAAAGTAAAAAATAATAATTTAGTTGACGCAGAGTTTAAAGTAACTAGACAGTTGTTTGAATTAAATTATTACATCAATGGTAACTATACAAGCAAAAACAATGCGCTAGCTCAAAGATATATAATAGGTAGGGCAGGGTTTTCTTTACGTAGATGGATGATTCCTGGAGGATTAGAAAAATACAGAGGTGCAAATAAAGTGTTTACACCTAGAGAAGACTTGCGGGCAGATGACTTAGATTTTAGTAGACAATCTGAAGAATTTCAATTTGGTTCGTTTACAGAAGGAATGAGATTCTTGAGTACAATACTAAAACAAGGAGAACTTTTAAAAGCAGAATTACGTGCAGACAGATGGAATAGTTTGTCTGAAAGAGAAAAAGGTGATCTGCGAAGAGCAACAATATATATTGTAGATATGCTTTTATCAGGAGTTAGTAGTTCTGTGCTGCTTGCAGCAGCTAAAGCTGCACCTAATGACGATGAAAAGAAATTAATTTTATATGGTGCATTTTTTGTTCGTAGAATATACTCAGAGTTATCTTTTTACATGAATCCTATAGAAATAGTAAGAATATTTAGAAGTCCTGCAGCATCTATAAGCATGCTTGAAAATGCAATTGAATTATTTATGAGATTCTTTTTTAAAGAAATACCAAGAATAGCTATGGGCCAAGGATTTGAATTATACACAAGAGGTAAAAGAAAAGGTTCAACTAAGATAGGTAAAGAACTGTATGATGTATTACCTGTATTAAGTCAGTTAGATAGAGATGTAGAAAACTCTCTTAAATTTTTAATGGGAAATAATAATTAATGAAACTAGGATTCGGGTTAACATGGGCAAAAGGAATAGTATTTGGTGTGCGCCACTTCCAACCAGAAGAGCATGCACCTTACTATGAGGTACAATTTTTTTTAGGATTAATACAAATTTTTATAATAATAGACAATGGCAACACTGACAATAACATTAACTGAAGCTGTTACAATGGGTGACGGTAGTACCGATAGAGGTACAACAAATGTGCAGAGCGTAGATGTAAATGAGGTATCTCATAGAATTATGGATGTACCTGCAACTTATACAGAAATAATTAAATTTGGAGCAGCTGCATCAGCAGGAACGTTTAAAGACGGTTCTGTAAAATATTTACGTATTACAAATTTAGATAGTAGTGCAGATATTGAGCTTAAAATAAAAATGACAGATTCACAATACTTTGTAAAAGTAAATCCTGAAGATCATTTTTTATTAGGTAATAGTGTAATGGATGCTATGGAAGATGGAGACACATCTCTTGGTACAGCACCTACTTTTGCTGCAATAGATAGTATATCTGCTAAATCTAGTAGTGGTGTTATACAGATAGAGTTATTTGTAGCTTGTAAAGATTAATAAAGAAAAAAAAAGGGGGAAAAAGCACAAAGCCTTCTCCCCCTATTAATTTCTCACAAAGACAACAACAAGTAACAACAACACAAAACTTTGTGAGAATTAATTACTTTATTGAAGTATTGAGTCAGCAACAGCTCTACGCTCTGCTAATTCTTTTTCAATTTCATTTATTACATCTCGCTTAGACTCTTCATAATTTACTATATCGTCTTCCATAGTAGCATGGTCAAACGAAGCATAATCAGATTCTAAATAGATGGCATCATTCTCGCCGTTAGTAATAGCAATAGGATAATACTCACAAGTACGCATCTTAGTATTGTTATAGTCAGTAGGAACTGCTACAACATTACGAGGACTTACTAGTACTTCTAGTATTACACCCCCACTATAACCAAAGTCATGTACATACTCCATAGAACCTACATGTAAACCTGCAGAGCAAGTTACTTCAGGATCAGAGTCACACTCTTCTCTTGGCATTGTAATAGGCTCACCAACTTTAACTGTCATACCATGTGCACCTGAGTGATACGGTTTGAAAGTCATAGACTGGTTAAGAGTTTCTTCAATACGCTCACCTGTGTTTTCA